TTCGACCACCACTGGTCACTCGAGGGCATCCACAGCTACGACGCGGTGCGGCTCCGCGAGTTTCTTGTGCCGATGGACTCACCGGAAAAGCGATTGCTCGACGTCGGCGCCGGATGGATGGGCGTGGCGCAGTATGCGACTCAGCGCGACTGGGTTGGCCAGTACACGGCAATCGACTACTCGGTCGAAGCACGCCGCCGGACGCTGGAGATGACACCTACGCTCGACTACCGCATCGGGAGCGCCTTGGCGCTGCCGTTTGAGCCCAACAAGTTCGACGTCGTGGCGTGCGGCGAGTTGATCGAGCACTTCGCGGACCCTGCGCCGCTGGTGGCCGAGTTGGCTCGTGTCTGCAAGATTGGCGGGCGGGTGATAATCTCAACGCTCGACGCGACGTGCGAGGCGGCGAAGGAACACGGCGACTACCCCGAGCATTTAGTGATGTGGGAGAAGACGGAAGACTTGCTGCCGTTGTTCGCGCCGTACGGTGCATCAAAGGCGTGGATCGTCGGGCACTACTTCATGGTCGAGTGCAGAAAGGGGCAAGCATGAGCGAAATATTTGAACCCGGAGGGTCATGCCTTCCGAGAGCTACCGGGAGATGGGCCGACGCAAGGATGGATCGCGGCATGGATGGGAATTTATTCGAGGCTTGCCGTGGAGGTTGCGACCTATTGCTGGACGGCGAAAATGTTACGGATCGGTGCTTTTATTTCGACGAAGACAACGGGATCGTCGGCTTGTATCTGCGAAACGAAAAGGGCCAGCTTTACACGATCAATCATCGCGAGGTAGCGACGGAATGGCGGCGCGGCAAGGTGGAATTGGTGATCCATGAAAGGAAGGACGAAAAGTGAAACTGTACGTAGTGGTAATCGGCGAATATTCCGACGCAAGGGTATGGGGAGTATTCAGCACCGAGGAAAAAGCGCAAGCGTTCGTTGACGCATGCGGAAAAGGCGGCGACATCCAGGAGCATACGCTCGATGAATACACGCCGGCCGTCAGCCAGGGGCTAAAGCCATACGTGGTCACACTGAAGGCTGATGGTGATCTGGATTGGATAAGGAACGATCCGGCCGAACTACATGGAGACGGTGACGATCCAAGAACCGATATTCGAGGAGAATGCGGCAAGCAATCGCACCTATGGGCAAGGGACGAGAATCACGCAGTGAAGATCGCGATGGAGCGATTCATGATGGACAAGGCCATGGAAAGGACGGACGCAAAGTGATCCTATGCGACCTTGATGATTTCGCGGAGGACTCCCGCTCGCTCGCGGACCTTCGCCGGCTGGACGAACTGCGTGCCGTGATACCGACGTTCAAAGCGACGCTGTTTACCATCGGCGGGCGGTGCTCGAAAGGCTTCATTGCCGACATCAAAGCATCGCGGCCATGGATTGAGCTTGTTCCTCATGGCTGGACGCACCAAACTAACCGCGAGTGCGAGCAGTGGAACGCCGATGTGTGCCGTCAGGCGCTGGCCGCAAGTCGCACACTGGGCCTCACCACTCGCGGATTTAAGGCGCCGGGCTGGCAGATCTCGGACGGCTGCTACCAGGCGTTGCTCGAAGAGGGGTACTGGATCGCAGACCAGATGTATAACGATGAGCGAAGACCGGCAGGCTTGAAAGCGTATCGGCTGACGATACCAGAGTGCGAGATTGGGGTTGGCTGCTACACGCGAATGGATAACGGAAACATCAACCGCAAGATCTATCTCGGTGCGCGCCAGGTCACATCGGCCATCTCAACGGTCACAACGCCAACGCGCTCGAAATCATCGCTCCGCAGATCCTTGCGGCGGCGGAACACGACACAGACTTTCGGTTTATCAGTGAGGTAATGGAATGACGGAATACCTAATGCTCGGGTTTGTCTGCTTCTCGGTCGGCATGATGATCGGAGCCGGGTTAGCGCAGAAGACGATCAAGGTTCGATGCGGAGAGGTTGAGATTGAAGCCCGCAGCGTGCGCGAGCTGAAGGCGATCGTAGATCAATTCAAGGGCGAGAACTCGCTGTCGAACTTCAAGGGGCCAGTACAATGAACCGCCGCGATTTGTTGAAGTACTTCACCGCCGGCGCGAGCATCATCCCGGTTGTCGGCGGAATGCCAAAGATGGAAGCGGCGGCGAACTTGATCGAGGTTCCGAAGATCTCACCGGTCGAGATCGTAAAGGATATTCCTCTACTGAATAGCTTTCGAGCGATAGCTCTTGATGATATCGAAATCAGCGTAACTCTCAAGCAGCGCGACTTCGTTTATCACATCGAAGGGAAGTCCTTTGTAACAAGGGTGAGCTGTCCGGTTATTCAAGACGTGACCACGCACAACTCGAACGGTGAATGGATGCCTGGATATAGCATGTTCGATCTCGGAACATGGAAACTTGAAGGCAAGATGACAGGAGCAATGAAATGCACACTTACGACATTGTGATCCCGCACTACGGGGCGACTCCGGCACTCAACGATAAATTGTATCGATGCCTGCAATCAATCGAGTATGCGGCGGATAGTTTCAGGGTGATCCTGATAGACAATGGAAGCCCCTACTTCGATGATCCCCACAGTATTCAGTACGTTATTGACGAAGCGCTCACTTCGATGCCGCACGTTCTCATCCGCAACTCGAAGAATCTTGGCTTCGTCAAGGCGATTAATCAAGGCCTTCAGTACTCCACCGCGCCGTATGTGGTGATGCTCAACAACGACACCATCGTTGCGCCTGGCTGGCTGGATGCGATGCGCCAGCCGTTCCTGGAAGACCCTACGGTCGGGCTCGTCGGGCCGCTCACTGACGACGCCGGATGGCAGGGCCGCTACCACCGCGATCATCCAGACGCGAAGGAATGGGTTGCACTACCGCCAGGGCGCATGCTGGCGTTCTTCTGCGCCATGATCTCGCGCAAGTGTCTGGAGACTGTCGGCTACCAGGATGAGGCGTTCGTGCCGTTCGGCGGGTTTGGTGGCGACGATCATTACTGCGCGCTGGCTGAGGCCAAGGGGTTCCGGCTGGCGCTGCAACGGGACGTACTGATTCACCACGATCGGCGGTCAACGTTCCATACGCTGATGACGGTTGACGAATCGAAGGCGCTTCAGGTGGAAGCACTCGCAAAATTTAAGGAGTTGAAGCATGGAATTTGAAAACGAAAGAGGATCACCGATGATATGTTTCGATGGATTACCAGCACGTAAGGTAGCCGAATATCTCGCCGACCGATTTTCATCGGTGACGAAAGTGAATCAGTCAGTAGAAGCCATGACCGAAGCGCTTCAGCACTTCTCTAACCGTGGCCTCATGCAAGCCCGCGGCGGGTTGCGCGAGGTGCTCTCCAATCAGAAAGACTGGTCGCTCCGCACGTTCGGGCCAGGCAAGCGGACCATCGGCATCACGAAACACATCGAGAAGGAATGCGCCGAGGTGCGCGATAACCCTGACGACCTCAGCGAATGGGTAGACATCGTGATCCTTGCGATGGACGGCTACTGGCGGGCGGGTGGGACGCCTGAAGAGATACTTCGCGCGATCATTGCGAAGCAGGCGATCAACCGGGAGCGTACGTATCCGAAGACGGGCGAGGATGAGCCATCGGAGCACGTGCGCGAGTGCCATCCGTACGAGATCGGATCGAAGCCATGAAAAAGCATACGTTCTATGCCATTCTGCTGGCGCCGATCGTTGCTGCGGTAGTCATGCTCGTATTGTTTTCCGCAGCTTCGGCGTGCCTGTGGATTGAACACGCTTTGTACGGGTACTTTTCTAAAGATGTGTCATTCATGATCTTAGTCTGGGGAATCTTTACTATCTTCATGGCTCCCATCGTCAGGATCATCCTAAAGCCATGACGATCAACACTCCGCTTCAATTCCCGCTCGCGACCGGGCGCATGCTCACCGACACATCTAAGATGGACTGGACGCAATACACCTACTGGGTCGAGAGCAACGGGCCGCTTGTGGTGATCTCGGAGCAACAGCGGCTCGTGGCGTACGTGGCCGACGATCCAGCAGTGTCGGCTGTCCCTGAGCCAACCTACGCGCTCATGGCTGCGTTCCTGCTCGTGCTGGCAATCGTAATTCGATGGAGGTTTAGATGAGGACGATGTCCAACGGACAGAAGAAAGCGCGCGGCGCGATCATCCCGAAGCCTGGCGGAAAGTCGCACGAGAGCGAACCGCCAAGCCGGATCGTGATGGAGTACGAGGCCGGGCGGAACGACGGCATCCGCGGCGTTGAACCGAAGACCGAAAACAGGTTTCTCGGGACACCATTGCTCTTGCTGTCGTACCGCAACGGCTACAACGCGGGGCTGATGCAGCGTAAGTGCGGGAAGGTGGCGAAATGATACACACCGTGAAGTATCTGATTCCACGCTGTGACTATTGCTCGCGTCCATACGGAGCACTGGAGAGCGAACTGTTTCCGGGGTATCCGCAGTACAACAGGAGATGGAGAGCGAACCACGAAAAAGCACGAGAGGATATGCAACTTCACGGATGGAAAACTACAATCGTGAATGATAATTTGATCGACATGTGTCCAGCCTGTCAGGCCACATCAAAAGTATCGAAGCCTAAGGAGAAGGTGGAGAAATGATCCCGCTCGCAATCGTCGCCCTCATCACCGAAGCGCTCAAGCTCGTAAACAACCTGATCGAAGGCGTCCCTGTAGCTCAACGTCAGGCAGACGCGCGGGCGTGGTTTCTTTTTTGGTGGCCGAAGACGAAATGGATACTGAAGCTCGGTGGCGAGGTCAGCGATGCGGATCTCGCGGAGATTGAAAAGATGGCAGGGAAGAAGGAAGACTTACCGAAATGATCATCGCTATCACATGCACCGGCGCGAGGCCGGAAGCGTTCGCGCTCTGCGAGAAGTACATGGCGCGGCAGACGGTCCAGCCGGATCAGTGGATCGTTGTTGACGACTGCGATCCGGCGATGAAATGCACGATGGGGCAGACCGTCATCCGACCGGAACCGCGCTGGCCTGAGTTCCCAGAGCCGAACACGCAGCATCGGAATATGATGGCGGCGGTCGACTACATTCAGCGCGGCGTCGTCAACCCTGCCGACCAGATCATTTTCTTCGAGGATGATGACTGGTACAGATCGGATTACATCGAGACGCAACGCGACGTCATGAATCAATTCGCCTTCGGGCTCGTAGGTGAAATACCGGCGCGCTACTACCACGTGAAGAACCGAGCGTTCCGAGTTTTCGATGAACTCGAAATGAATAATCCTGTCCCGCACGCCAGCCTATGCGCGACCTCAATGCGAGGATATGTGCTTCCAGTCCTCATCGAAGCGCTAGAATCCCGCGCATGGATTGACACCTACCTGTGGCGCAAGGCCGGAACTCCCGAAGCACTATTCGGCGGCGCGTCAGTTGTCGGCATCAAGGGCATGCCAGGCCGTCCAGGGGTCAGCCAGTGCCACCGGCAGGAAGCCGACGGTCGCTGGTCCGGAGACCCTGACCTATCGCGACTCCGTCAATGGATCGGCGACGACGCGGATGCTTACCGATCATTCGGCGGCGTACAATCAGAATCAGTGGAAGAAAAACAACAACCAATTCTCGGCGTCGACGGCATGGGGTTCCAATCCTTTGTCGGATACGCCGGCCAAGTTCGCTACCGCTGCCCAGATTGCGCCTACGATCACTGGGAGCCGCGCGAGATTGCGGACCACTGGATCAAGTCGCACAAAGAGGAAGCCGGGCCGGGCGGAACCACCGCGTTCGACGAAGGCGACGACAAGGTGGAGCGGAGGATCCATGTCCCTGGAAAGTGGTAAGCGCGTAGTCTCGGCCGCGGCGCTCCATGCGGCGGCCGTACTGGAAATGAACTTTGACATAGCTGAGCGCGAGGATGGGGTCTACGAGTACTCAACCAACACGCTCGCCACGCTGATCGATGTCTACGCGATGTCACATGAGGCGCGCCGGGCGCTCAGTACGCTCATGGGCCAGTTCCGCTCCTACGACTTTATCGACAATATCGACATTGATCTCCACAGGCTACGTGAGGCGACTGAGGCAATCGAGACAATAGCGGAGCGTATGCCGCGCTACGAGGCCGCCGACGAGGCTGCCTACAACATGACGGGGGTCAATGCCCGAGCGACCGGACGGGCGGCGCACGGCGCCAGGGAACGCGCTGGTGCCTACTCCGTGTCGGCCATCGCGGTTCACTGCGCGCGAGTGCTCATTGAGCAGTTTGATTTCTTCCCTCGCGAGGATGCACCGGGCAAGGTGAAGCTCTGCGAGAAAAACATCGCCATAATCATCGACGTGAGCACCCATATTTTCCGAGTTCAGGACGCAGCGAACCACTTGCTGTCGGTGACTCGCAACCTGCATAACGTGCCGTATCCGGCGCAAATGCGGACTCTACGCAGCGCGCTCCAGATGGCGGAACTGGCATTTGCTTCGATGCCGTCCTATAGCGACAATCCCGCGGCAACAAGGCCATGGGAAGCTCGCCATCGCACCCTCGATTTGACCGCCGAGCAGCGAGCCAATCGCATCAAGGTCGCTCAGCGCCTAAGCGCCGTGCGAACTGCCGAGGAATCCGTTGCTGTGTTTCGGGCCGCTCAGGCTGATAATATGATTTAGAAGCGCCAGTGGAAGGGCGAATGGAGAATTGACATGGCCATTCGGTCCGCCAAGGGCTCGTTAATCAAACTCGGAAATGCTGCATCTCCCGAAGTTTTCACCACAATTACTCAGGTCCGAAGCATCGCCGGACCGACCACCAAATCAACCGTCCAGGACGTCACCACGCATTCCACATCCGGCAACTGGATGGAAAAACTGGCGACGCTCATTGATCCGGGTTCGTTCAGCTTCCCGTTGAACTACGACAAGACTGACACGGCGCATGCCTTCGCTACCGGGCTCTGGAGCAAGCTGATTGCTCTCACGCTCGCGAACTATCGCTGCGTGCTTCCGGCGTCGATCGGTTACTTCGAGGCGGCGGCGTACGTGACATCTCACCAATTCGATCTTCCGGTTGACAACGTGATCCGTGCGAATATGGAACTTATGATGACGGGCGCGATTACCACGGCAAACACCGCCGAACCGTCCTAATCAACAACCTCTCGCGCAAGCGGGTTTCGGTGTCCGGGCGTTGAACTTCCACGCTTCGTCCGGCCACCGATTTAAATCGTGGAAGGACCCGAATAATCATGGACCCGACAAGCAAGCCAGTCACCGTCGAAATTGGTGGGCGCGACGTAACGCTCCATTTCAATTTCGCGACCTACAAGAAATTCGAGCAACTCACAAACAAATTCTTCATGAATTGGTTTGGAGAACTTCAGAACGCATCGTTCAAACTCATCAAGGAAGTTCGTCAGACGCGCAATTCCAATACGCTCGGCAAGCGCAACGAGCAAGGCGAATTGATCGACGATGGCGGGAAGGTTCTCACGCCTGAAGAAGCGTTCGAGCAGGTATTCCTCAAGACCGATATCGATCTCCTGGGCATCCTGCGCCATACCTCAATGACCGACTTCTCAGCCTTCGTCTATGCCGCGGCGCACGAGATCGACGGGAACGGAAAGCGCATCTGGCCGATCTCCCAAGACGAACTCGACCTCGCGCTCGACATCCCCACATTTCAGAAGCTCCTTCCGATCATCCTCAACGCTGCATCGGACAACGGGCCGCGCCGCAAGGCCGAAGAGGTGACCGAACCAGCGCGCCCTACGTCGATCTCACCGGCGACGAATGCGAAGCGTGGTGGGAGTCAACCTGGCGAATCTGCCGATGTCATCTTAGACTCACTGCCGAGGAGACGGCGAGCCTGACGCTTCGCGGTTTCGATCTCCTCACAAGCGAACATCTCAAAATCGAGAGACGCAAGGAATCCCGACTGTGGGGCCTGGCGCAATGTATCGGTCGAGTGGTGAGTCCCACCGCGAGCGGCGAGATGACGGCTGGCGATTTCTTCGCCATGCTCAAGGACATTCCCGAGAGCGAGATTGCCAGCGAAGATGAATTCGATGACCCGCGCGCGATCATGGCAGATGTGTCCACGATGATTTCGCAGCGGCGATAAATCGTCTATCCTTGAGTCATATCCTTACCTCACTTGACATGGGTAGCCTGGCCTGTCAACACCGGACCTGGCTACCCTGTGAGTTTCCAAACATATCCGCCCATCTATGTATCCGTGAGAAACTGAGTCTCAGGAGACACGCCGCCGATGACGATCATGGAACTGATGGGAACCTTGGGACTCGACGTGTCCGGGTTCATGTCCGGCAAGGATACCGCCAAGGGCGCAATGACCGAGATAAGCGCAGCGGCGGCGCAGACCGGCGACGATCTCGGCAAGATGGGCGGCGATCAACTCAAGGCGGTAGAGGCTGCATTCGCAAGCCTCGGCATCAAGTCCAGCGCGGAACTGAAAAAGATCGCGATGGATGCGTTCGACAACTACCAGGTAATTGCTCAGTCCGGAATTGCCAGCGCTGGAGACATTGAGCGAGCCGCGAAGGCTTCGGCTGATTCGCGCATTGCGTATGAGAAGGCGGTAGGCGCAGCGGCGGAAGCGGCGGCAGAGCAGAGCCAGCAGAGCATGGCGGGGCTTGCCAGCAGCTTGACGAGCGTCGGAGCGGTAATGACAGCCGCGGTCACCGGGCCGCTGTTGGCGATGGGTGTCGCTGCGCTGAAGTCCGGCACCGATATCGATGGGGCATTCGATGCGATTCGCATTCGCACCGGTCAGGTCAGCGACGGTGTCGGCGGATTGCAGGAATCTTTCCGTAACGTATTCGGCAATGTGGCGAGCAAGGCAAGCGAAGTGTCTGAGGCTATCGCTACGCTCAACGTCCGTACCGGCCAGACCGGGCCTCCACTCGAAGCACTAGCGACTCAGTTCCTGAATCTTTCGCGGCTAACCGGCGAGAACCTCAGCGCCGCGATCGCGAACGCTACTCGTCTATTTGGAGACTGGGGCATCGAGGTCGGCAAGCAATCCGAGACGATGGACTTCCTATTCCGTGTGACTCAGTCCAGCGGGATTCAATTCGATAAGTTGGCATCGACGCTGGTGACCGTTGGTGCGCCAATGCGGCAACTCGGTTTCTCGATGGAAGAGACCGCGATCATGGTTGCCAAGTTTGAGAAAGAGGGTGTCAACGCTGAACTCGTTCTCGGCGCAATGAAGGCGGCACTGGCGAAGTTTGGCAAGGCCGGCGACGAACCAAAAGAAGCCTTTGCTCGGGTAACCGAGGCAATCAAAGAAAATAGCGTCGAGGTCGGCAACAATATCGCAGTGCAACTCGTCGGTGCGCGCCGGGCGGCCGACTTCGCCGCAGCGGTCCGCGAGGGACGTCTCGACATCGAGAAGATGACCGAAGCGGTTGCCGCGAACAAGGACACGATTAACGGGGCGGCTGGTGAAACGGACGACTTCGCCGAGTCGTGGACCAAGTTCAAAAACCAACTCACGCTCGCGCTTGAACCTCTCGGCAAGACGTTGATGGATACGCTGAATAGCTTAATGCCGTTGCTTCAGAACATCATCGGCATGGTCGGTCAATTTGCGGATGCGTTCAAGTCAATGCCTGAGCCAGTCAAGCAGGCTGCACTTATTGCGGCGGCGGCGCTGGCGGCTGGTGGGCCTATCATGCTCGCGATGGGTCAATTGATGGCGAAACTTCCCGAACTCACAGCAGGGCTCAATTCGGTAGGTCTATCGTTTGGAAGTCTCGCAAAGGCGGCAACGATTGCGGCTGGCGCGGTGGCAGTAGCTGAGATCTACATGGCATTGCGCGAGAACGCCAAGGCCAACGCCGAACTCAACAACTCGAACATCGCACTTGAGAAGTCATCTCGAAGCTTGGAGACGATGGCCAAGGCGCTCGGTATCACCATCGACCGCGGATCGATGAGCGCCAACGACTACAATATTGCTCTCAATAAAGCGATTCGCTCGACGCCAGAATGGCAAGCCAAGATCGAAGCAAATGCGAAGGCTCAGACCGAGCATGCCGCGGCGACAGAGAGGGTAACCGGCGCGGTGTCTGGATCGCTTGGCGCATGGGACAAGCACAAAGAAAAGCTGAGCGAGGCCGAGAAGGCATACCAGAAACTACAGAACGAAATCGTCACGGCGCAAAACCACATTGAGCAGTTCTTTCAGAAATTCAACGGCGCCACGTGGGACTTTTCGCAGTTCGAGACATTCACCGCGCATGGCGGAAACGTCAGGACCGAGATCAACAAAATTGATGCGGAGATCCTGAAGCTCACCCAGAAGTTCGGCGACGACATGCCGGCCGCGATCCGCGGGATGATCATCCAGCTTCTCCTCGCAAAGGACGGGCTGCAGGAGTTCCAGAAGCAAGCGTCGGATCTCAAACTCGAAGCAATCTTTGACGGGCTCGACGAACTCGGCGCCAACATAGGCAAGGCCATGTACGGCGTCGGCCAGCAGATCCCCCCGATCATTGCGAGCGCTGGCTTGGCGCGGGATGAGTTCGACACGATGAACGAAGCGATCATGGCCATGCATGATCCGCTGGCCGAGATCCCGCAACTGATTCAAGACATTTCCAATCCAACCGCACGGCTGGCCGCGGCGTACGCTTCGCTCGGCAAGGACTCAACTGCCTCTCTGGAGAAAGCAGCCGAAGAGGCAAAGAACGTATACGACTTGATGGTCAGCGATGCGGAGTCGAGCACCCATGATCGTCTCGAAGCCGAGCGCCGAATGTGGGAAGCGCAGATCGCGGCAGATCAGGCGGCCGGCCGCACGATCTCGAAGGCGGCAAAGGATCGACTCAAAGAGATCGAAGTCGAACTTGGAATCAGTCTGAGCAATCAACAAAAGCTCTGGCAGGACTTTCAAAAACAGGTAGGCAGTATCCTCTCGGGATTGCAACACAGCGTCGTAGGAAACATCTTCGATCAATTATTCGGCAAGAATAACAACGACCAACTCGATAAAGAGGCCGCCAAGGTTCGCGCCGATCTCGCCGAACGTACGGCAGCATGGGAGCAATATCAACTCGATGTCGCTGCGCAGATTGAACTCATCAGCCAGACTCACGCGGCGGATCTCGAGAAGCAGATTGCGGATCTACAAGCCTCACTGGAAGAGCGACGGGCCGACTGGGAGCAGTATCAATCGGACGTCAAGGACAAACTCGAAGAGTTCAAAATCGCTCAGGATGAAAAACTTGAAGAGGAGCGCGCATCGCTGATCGAGAATCTTGCTGAGCGGTCCGATGCGTGGGACAAGTACCAGACGGACGCCGCGGCGAAACTCGACGCATTCACGGCCAAGCAGGACGAGGATCTGGCGAACCGTGTCGGCGCATTGCGCGAGAGCCTGGCGGAACGCGCCGGAGAAGAGGAGAAGTATCAGGCTGACGCAATCCGGCGCCTCGTTGAGTTCGCCGCGGCGAACGATGCAAAACTTCGCGAGCAACAGGAAGATCTTACCAGGAGCCTCAACCAGAAGCGGGCCGATTACTTCGAGTACGTGGCCGATGTTGGAGAGAAGCTGGCGACGTTGCGCGAGGTGTCGGCTGAGAAGCTCGAAGAGGAGATCGCGAACCTCAAGAAATCGTTTGAGGCGAAGTCGAAGGCGTACGACGAGTATGTGACCGACGTCCGCAAGAAGATCGCGCGCATCACTGAGGATGTCGGCGAGCAGATCGACGATGAGGGCCGCGACACACGCCGCGGGATCGATGACAAGAAACGGGCGTACGAGCGCGAAGAGCGGGACATCAATGACAAGATCAATCGCGAACTCGCCAAGGGCAAAGACGCCAACATGGCCAACGTCGCCAGTTGGAAGCAATCACTGGCCGACAAGAAAGAAGACCTCGACCTCTACGTGGCGCGCGCCGAAGAGGACCTGATCGAGTTTACCGACGACCACAAGCGCGAGGCGGAACAGCAGACGGCCGATCTGCAGGCCGAACTTGCGCGACGGGCCCAGGCGCAAGCCGAGGCGCAGGTTGAGTTCAACAACAACGTTACAGAGGCGACGACATCCTCAGCGCGCGAACTTGCACGGCAAGAAAAAAACATTCAGGACAGCCTTGCCGAACGGACCCGCAACTGGAACGAGTATCAAGCCGAGATCGCGCGGAAGATGGCCGAGGCGCAGACGGCGCACGATACGGCGATCACCAACGAGCAGATCAAGGTCAATCGTAGCCTTACGGACCGGCTGGCCGATTGGGACAAGTACAAGGCTGACGTCGCGGCGAAGATTGCGGCGGCACAGAAGACGCACGACGACGCGATCGACGCCGAGCGCGCGAAGGTTGCGGCAAGCCTTGCAGAGAGGGAAACCGAGTGGACGAAATACCAGGAGGAGATCGCACGCAAGCTGGCGGCGGCGCAGAAAAAGCACGACGACGCCATCGATGCCGAGGAGCGCAAGGTCGCCGAGAGCCTGGCCGCACGGGCTCGCGAGTGGGACAAGTACCAAGCCGACATTGCGAAAAAGATGGAGGACGCGGCTCGTAAGAACGCCGAGGATGAAGCAAAGGAGATCGCGCGGCTGAGAGCCAATCTCCAGGACAAGCTGAAGGACTACGAGGATTATGTCAAGGGCATCGGCGAGAAGTTAGCCGACCTTCAATCGCAGCATGAAACGCTGTGGGGCAACATCAAGACGTCGGCGCTCAACGCGATTCAGGGCATCGGCGAGGCGCTTACGAATCTTGGTATCGACTTTCTTGCGGACTGGATCAAAGAGCAGGGCATCATGGCCGGAATCAAGGCGGCGTTTACCTCGCTTGGAAAGCACATCTGGGACACGCTGAGTCCGGTATTCGAGTCGGTAGGTGTCGCGCTGAAGAGCGCGCTTGGCATCGGAACCGAAGCAGCGGGAGGAGTGGCATCAGGAGCTGCTCAAGCTGGCGGTGCGGCCGCGTCCGCCGGTTCCGGAGCGGCCAGCGGAATTTCCTCCGCGGTCGGTAACTCCATCTCTGCCGTGGTTACCGCAGTAGCCAGCGTAGCGACCGCAATCTCTTCAATCGTTGGCAATTTCCAGATGGCCAAAATGGAGACGACGCTCAACGCGATCGAGGAGTCCACGCGTTACGTCAAGATCGACTTCCATGGTCGGTTTATGGACATGGTGAACGCCTACTATCCGCACCTCAACCAGGACAGTTTTCACTACGATGTGCTCATTCCGTCCATCAACGAAATTGCCAATGAAACGCGAGATAAGGGGCTCGGTACATGGCGCGCGGTGATCGACGTCAAAAACGAACTCATCACGGTCAAGGACTTTTTCCACGATCTCATCTTTGCGCAGAACGATGGAAACTCCGCCGTTGTAGAGTCTAATTTGTGGCTTGAGCGTATCCTTAACGCCACGATCGCAGTCAAGGATTCACAGGACGATACACGAACCGCGATGCCAAATTTGTTTACGAATTTGAGCAACGGACTTTCTGGTATAGGTGGCGTCGTTGCCAACGCCATTGGGCCTCAGATCACTGGGCTATCGACCTACTTCACCAACATTACGAACGCAATTCGAGATACCGACGCGCGAACCGCAATCAACAACGGATTCACGAACCTCCAGTCGGCGGTTGGGAACATCAATCCATCGAACGCGCTGACAACCGGATTCTTTAATCTTCAGCAGTCCATTAGCACGCTCAGCGGAAGTCTTGGATCCGTTCGCCAGTCTTCCAATTACACGACGCAGACGACGCAGACCACGATTGTGAATATCAACGGCGTGAACACCCAGCAGGGCATCGCCAGTGCGCTCAGGACCGTAGGAGTACCGTTCTAAAATGAGACTCGGATCAATCCTCGTCGGCAACGTCGAACGCATCGCCTCAACGTTGCTTCGAGACTTTCAGATCGAACTCGCCTCGGGCGACCGCATGGGCAGCGCTCAGATGCTCGTGCTCTACGATCCGCTCGACACGGACATCATTCAGCCAGGCGATGCGGTCGAGATATTCCAGAGTGCGGAATCAAGCACGTCCGGCGCTGCTGGCCTCTATGGTTCGACGCTCTTTGGCGATACGCTATTCGGCGAGGACGGGGCAGGCATTCGGGTGTTTGCTGGCAATGTGGTCAAATGCGATCCGGTCATGATGGTGGCGCGGCGAACTGTGGCCGGCGCGACGACGCTATTCGGTGAACCCGAGTTCGGCGGTCCAATGTTCGGAGAGGCGCCAGGCGTCGAAGGCATCAACCTCATGCGGATCGAGTGCAGGGACAAGAATTACCTAGCCGAGAGCACGGTTGTCGATACGACCGTCGCTTATGCCTCGAAAACCGATCAGTACATCATCCTCGATTTGTTTGCGACCTACCTGCCGTCCATCGACACGGCCAACGTTTCGTCGACCGCTACGCTGACAACGTTTGACGCGACCGAGGGTGAGTCCATGCGGTCAGTGCTCCAGAAGCTTCAGGAGAAGACCGGCGCGATCTACTACATCAACGCCGAGGCGCAACTTCACTGGTTTCTGCCATCGGCGAGGCCGGCTCCGTTCACGCTCGGCGAGGAACCGGACCTCGCGACTATCTTCCCATTCGAGCGCGAAACGTTCCGGTATTCCATGGAGTGGCGCAATCCGGCGAACTCAGTGAAGGTCAAGGGCGGCGTCACGACGGGCGGCGTGCGGTTCGCCGGTGCGGCATCGGACGCAACCAGCATCTCGACCTACGGCACGCTAGAGGTGACGATCGTTGACGCTCAAATCAAGAGCAACGCGGAGGCGGCGGCCAAGGCCGCGGTAGTGCTCGCCGAGCGCAAAGACCCTCAGATAGGCGGGGAGTTGGTTACCTACGTTGACGGGCTCGATGTCGGCGATTGGCTGACGCTCGATGCTTCGACAACGTTGAACCTATCCGGCCAGTTCACGATTCGCCGTATCTCGATGCGGTGGCTCAATCCGACGACGACGCGGTATGCGATTGAGTGGGGATCGTATCAGCCGGACCTTGCGCGCACGGTTCGCGCGCTATACGACCTGTCCAGGACGTCGGCGGCGGTCCAGCCAACGACACCGGCGCCCGAGACGGTGACGGGTGGCTCTGGCGGTTCTATCGTGCCAGGGACGGTGACGCAGTACAACATGGCGTCGGCCAGCATTGGTACGGCGCAGATCATCGACGCGAATATCACCACGGCCAAGATCGGCGATGCTCAGATACTTGAAGCGAAAATTGCCGACGCCCAGATCACCAACGCCAAGATCGTAAGTCTTGACGCGGTCAAGATCACGACGGGCGATCTCCTCGTCGGCGGTAGCGGAAAGATCGGGCAGGTGACGGTCTACGATGGCAGCAACACGGCGTTCGGTTGGATCGGAAAAAACGGCAGCGACTACGGCGCATGGTTCGCTCAACTTCGCGCCGGCGGATCAGGCTGGAGTACCGCGCGACTGAAGGTAGCCAGCGGAGGGGCCGTCTCTCTTGACATGATCGACGGAGATGCGTTCACGCTCACTTCATCGTCAAACACGATGGAGGTGTTCATCAACAACGCGGGGCTCATGGCAAGAAACAGCGCGACTCCAGGCAATAGATCGCAGATGCTTCCAATCGGGTTTTTCATCGACAATACGTCAGGCGGCGGCTTTCAGGTAACGGCGGACAGCGCTGGAATTTATTTGATCTGCCAAGATCTCAGCGGCAACCAGATAGCGATGGAATCTACTACGGCGAATGGTGAGCGGCTCAGATGGACGGCAGGGCCAACTGTTACGGCTGGAAGCGGAACGCCGGAGGGTGTCGTTACCGCGCATCCTGGTTCTCTGTTTCTTCGCGTAGATGGCGGGGCCGGAACGTGCCTATATGTGAAGCAAAGCGGCTCGGGCAATACTGGGTGGACAGGGAAATAATGACACGCCACGAACTACCAATTGAACTGCAAGCCACGCTCGCGGAGTCCTCGCAGAAGGTCAAGGACATTAGAAGCGCCATCCTTGCCATGAAAGCTCGGCTGTACGACGCCTCCCTTGAGTTGCAGGTAGCCGAGAACCGGCTGAACTGCGAAGCGCGCCTTGCGTGCCGTATTGTAGATATAGATCCTGACGAGGAGTGGAAGCTGAGTCCGGACGGCAAGTTTCTTAGCCGGGAGGACTGATGTGCGCTGGTTTCTGATTCTCGTGATGGTCATGGTGAATGGGTGCGTGGCACGTCGCGCGCACGTCGCGCCGCCAAATCTCAATTACAGGCTGGCATCCTGCCGGGCCGTTGAAGACACTTACATCTGCCGCAATAGTCCGCCGTCGACATCGTACGCCAATCATAGCTGCTGGTGGGTCTTCGGGCCGAAGTCTCCAGTGAATTACCTTGACGTCGATGGGCTCGGGCGCCGATCGCTCACGCGTCACAATGGAAACCCTGTAGCCAAGGGTGATCTGCCGACCAAACTTACCACGCTTGTTTGCTTTGATGGCTCGAAATTTATCATCCCTTCGACGGCTGAGCAATCCCCGTTTGGTAGCGAAGGATTTGGAGGAGAGACAAAATGATCCGCCTACTGTTTGCCGCGCTCCTGGCGCTTTCCATGCTCGGCCAGAATCCGAACACGGCTCAATTCGGAACTGCCATTGCTACAGACCAATACTTGCTTGCAGCCAAGCGACTATCCGAGTCCTCCCTCAATGGATCGATCAACGCGAGCACCACGACTGTCGTGGTCAGCGACGGGACGCAGTTTCTAAACTGGCAGATCATTCGCATCGACTCCGAAGAGATGTTGATCCAGTCGGTATCGAGCAACACGTTGACGATCGTGAGCGGCGGGCGTGGCTACAACGGCACGACGGCAGCCAGCCATACGACCGGCGCGGCGGTCCGAGGCATCATCACCTCGTGGCATCACAACCAGCTTGCGGCCGAGGTCAAGGCCATCGAAACGCGGCTGCGCAACGTGACGGGACAGTGCCAAGACGCCGGATCGACGGACGCCTATGCATGCTCGCCCGCGCCGCCGTTCACGGCATACGCGACCGGGATGATCGTCAACTTCAAAGCGAACACGGCAAACATATCGGGCGCAACACTGAGCCTAAATAGCATCGGAAATATCGACATCAAAAAGGTGGCTGGCGGCGTAACGACGGCGCTCGATACCAACGACATCCGCGCCGGGCAGTGGGTAACCGTCGTCTACGATGGAACGAA